ATTAAAAGATCATTTATAAAAAATGGAACTTACACAAAATAATTTACAGGCTCGAAATTTATAACGATAAGTCAATTACCGCTCCATCTTGGAGTTTGTGTATTGGTCAAGCCAAATACGGGCACATATACAATTACATAACGATGTATGGATGTATGAAGGTTGTTAAGGATATATGCAAAGAAAAACCTGATGGAAACTGGGAGAATCCAAACCTCTGCATCAAAAGTATTGAATCAGGGGCTTGGATCAATAACCCAAAAGTTTATCAACCTTACAAAAAAAGCTAAGCTAAAATTCCCTTAGCACTCCTTGCCATAAATACTAAACCATTCTCTTGTTGACGCTTCACGGCATTAGCCGAATCCATTGGGTTAGCAGCACCATTAATCGTCATATCAGTTTGATAAGTCTGGTTAATCGTGATGTTGCTAGCCGAAAAATCATTAGAACTATTGACCTGAGACTTATGTGGATTACCGTACGGCGGGGCAAAAGAAAGTACATTTACAACCGGATTAGCTTTAGCAAAGTCTAATGTCCCTTCTCCATACTTAGCATAATCAGATGTTCTTGTTCCATTCCCATCTTTACTATCCTGTCCTTTTGAATACCACTTTCTGGCATTTCCTGCACCCTTTAAATGTGCAGCCATTGCAAATCCGAGCATTTTAGCTCTGTCACCATTATGGACATTTTTTCCATAACCAATATTCAACTCCGTAAGTTTTCGGAAGGATTCATCCTGCATTGAGGCATTAGATTTATAATCATTCCAATTGCCTTTAATCCAATTTCTATCATCTGCCAAAAAAGCTCTATGTGCTGCAGGATTAAAAACATTACGCTTACGTTTGAAATCCCATTTATTAATAAATCTATCTTTAGGGAGTTTAGATCTATCAATAAACCCTGTTTCCGCTAAAGCCTCTGCCCCAAATTGATATTTACCTGTATATCCTGCCCAATTCACAGTATCAAGTTTTCCTGATCTATTTTCTCTGGACATAACACGATTAGCAAAAGCTAAAGTTTCATCTGCACTGAACCCTGGTATATTCCCCCCTTTAAACTCTGACATTGGGTTAAATCCTTTCGGATAAGTAGGCGATGCTGTCACAGCATTTTTAACTGCACTTACTGCAGCAATTGCTGCACCAGTTGCAACGGACTGATATCCAATTTCACCACGCTCACGTTGTTCTACACGAGTTTGAGCATCAGCATTACCAAACATCGCCAGGCCCTTATCAACCATGGAGAATGCAAAATCTGTAATACTGGCCACTTTATCTTGAGTCGGTGTCACTTTTTTTGGATCTGTTGGATTAATGTACTTATTAACTGCATCATTTACTTTCTCTGCAGTCTTGGCTACACCTTCTTGAACCTCGGTCGCTACCTCTTTTAATGCACCTGCAGGATCTTTAATAATTTTCTGAATAAACTCGATTGTCTTGTCTTTGATCTTGTCGAGAATATCTAAAAAATCTTTGATCTTATTGATAATGGTATCAATACCATTGGTCCACTTAGACCAGTCAAACAATGACTTACCACCTTCCTTCCACGTTTTGTAATCGTCATAAAGCAAGGCCAATGCTGCACCCAATGCCAGGATAATCCCGATCGGTGATGCAAGGAATGCGAGTCGGAATAACTTTAGCAATCCGATAAAGGTTTTAAACGCCGGTATGAACTTAAGCAGTAATCCAAGTGACTTGGCCAATGCACCAAACATCAGAGCCAACATAGCAAAGCGCAGGCCAACGGCGAGCCCTTCTTTGATTTGTGGATTCAATTGTGAAAAGGCATGAATACCTGCCTGAATCAACTGATTCAACATTCTCAAAATAGGAATTAAAGCTTTACCCGCTTGCATGACGATGACCTGAAACCCTGTTTTGGTCATCATGGTCAAATCACGGTATTCGGTCATGAACTCATTGCCAGACTTGGCCAAGTCATTATTCATGCCGAGTTCTTTCTGGATCTTCTGGTATTTATCCATGTTGGCCATGAATTTACCGTCACGCATGGCCATCAATGTATTTTGATCAATACCAAGGGAATTGGCATAAGCATTTGCTTGATACGATGGCATCTTGGCTAAAACACCGCTCAGATCCTTCATCACCTCCACGCGGTCACGCATTGCGCCGTTTGCGTCTCTGGTATTTACACCAAGACTTTTAATCTGCCCTTCATATCCTGGTGAATTACGAATCTTTTCAGCCAAAGCCTCCAAGGTGCCGACTGCACCCTCAGCACTACCACCCAACTGAGCAATAGCATTCCCATAGGCATTAATGTTTGTAACACTGGCACCAATACGCTGAGATGAGAAATACAACTTATCCAACTCACTAGCCGTTTGTTTTACTGCAAGTACTGCACCAGTGGCCAAAGCCAATAAAGCGCCGTTAAGTGCCTTAGCTTTCCATTCAATGCCATCCATGGCACTTTTCATATTGGCTAAGCCTGAATTGTCTGTATCAAATCCAAGCGAAACCAAGAAATCACGAATTACACCATCTGCCATGGGAACCACCTATTTATTTTTTCTTTTGTGCTCTTCATTTAGCAAATATTCATTATCTGCTACGACATCGAGCGCATCATTCATGTCTGCTATATCTGCTAGATCCAGCACACCATTTTTTAAGGATTCGAATTTACACATGCCTTTAATCACTGGCCGCATGAGCCAATCCGACTCATCCGGCATAGATCTAAAGCTTATGGTTGCTTCATGCTCGATGCCTTCATAAGCAACCCTTGAATAAAATTTCCCAAGTTGATCCGGATTGTGGCAATCACCAGCGGTAATACCTGCGTCATATCGATGTCATCAAACATGATCGAGTTATTACGACAGACCACCGCACCACCACGTTTGGCAACGCCAAGGCATTTAAAAATGATGTAATTCACATCATCCTCAGGCATCTGAGCAATAGCATCCATCAACGGCGATAATGCATCGGCCAATGGCTGCAGATCGCTAAGATCACCGCTTTCGCCCTGGTCAATTGAATCAATTGCTTTTGCTAAATCGCCTTTGGCCACTTCCGCAATGATTGGCATAAGCTTAGGCACAATCGGTGCAATTTTTCGGGATACATGAAACTGATCGACCGCATTTAAGCGGCCGATCGTGTATTCAATTCCATTAATTTCCATAACCTAAAACCTTACTCGTATGTGCCTAATTTCATATCGACTTTGATTGAGTCGAATACCCATTCCACGATGCCGCCGTCTTTTGCATTCACATAGTCTGGGACTTTCTTAAATGCACATTTGGTGGCTGTGTGGTTGTCCCCTGAACCTTCATGATTCAGCGTGATCGTGTTTTTGCCCCATTTCACAGAACTGTTTTTCTGCAAGTTATAAAGATTCATTAACTTGGCATTAGTCGGTGAAGTTTTAAGAAAGCGAATTGTGATCTGACCTGAATTGTCGGCATGCAATGAATGCATCCCCTCACCATCTGCCCCAATGGTCATGGTGTTTTTATCACCTGCCATGGCAAAGGTAATACCCTCATCCGAAATAGCAGCGCCATAACCTAGATCAATCACCGCGTCTGCACTAGTTAAAGTGCAATGGGTATCCATAAAAGAATATGTACTCACGAATTACTCCTTAGCGGTTTACGGCGACAAGAACATCAGCAAAGTGTGTTGCACCTGCTAACTTGGCCGCGATTTGAAATACTGGCGCTTTACGTGCTTCTCGTTCAGCCTGAGGTTGATCATCAAGACTATTGGCAAACACATAGTAAGCTTTGGGTAGGTAGTCGCCTGTTTCAAGCACACCAAAGCTGTCGCCGTTCCATCGCCCAGGGCCAAGCAAGCCATTGGTCACACCCTGTTCACAAGCAGCTTCAAGTACACCACACTGGCGATTCACCCCTGCGCCTGTCTGCGGGATCTTGGTTGTATTGGTGTAGTAGAGATTCCACAAAGATGTCTCAAGATGGTTTTGGAACCAGTCTAGGCCGTGGATCTCGTCAAAGAAGGTACCGTCTGTCATGACACCTTCTTGCAAGATCGCTGTGTCATTGTTATATCCAGCAAAAACATTGCAGTTTTTCGCCACCAATGCTTTGGCCTCATCTGTATCCAGATCCTCTGCGGAAATACCTGGAAGTTGCTTAAACTTCAATGTGATTGTGGTATTCGTACCCATGAAATTCACAGTGAATGCACGTCCGAACATAGACGCAGCCGCATAAGGGTTATCACTGGAAAAGATTGAGAAGGTACGGCGATATTTTTTTTGCTTAAGCTTGTATGGGATGCTTGTGACATCAGTAGTACTTAAGCAATTTTCATCCTGAGATGTATAGCCGAATAAACGCGAAGGATCTGCAGCTTCAATCAAAGCTGCTACATCCAAAGCCTGTTGCTCAGTCAAATCGGCGGCAATCAATAAACCATACCATTTAAGTGATTTTAAGCAGGCTTGAACCACTTGCTGCGCTGTCTCAGCATCAGTACCTTCTTTGTGCCAGTAGCCGATATACAGAATACGTGGCTTAGGCGACTGACTAAAATATGCTAGGGCAGCTTTATATTCTGGATCGTCAACGCCGTAGTCCTCACCAACTTCGGTGATATTTGAATACTGGCGCATACGCTCAATGGTATCGATCACACCGCTGGTGGTACCGAGAATTAACAAAGAGCCAAACGAGCGCGGTCCTGCCGCCAATGCAGCAAGGCTAATGCTGACATTTACGACATTAGAAACGGGCAATGTCATGGATTACTCCTGATTTAATTTTATTTTTCCAGCATCTACGAACGACTTAACTGCATACGTGCGTGACGTTTTCCGCTTAAAGACAGCGGTTAGGTCATATCGGCGTACATACTGATTATTGAGAAAGTCAGGCGCGGTGATGATCTCACCGGTACTGATAAATTTGATTTTCTGCGCATTGAGCTGCGCGATATTTTGCGGAATTGCTAGACCATCCTTAAGGACGTTTGAGATCGATTGGCCATGATCACCATAAAACGATAAAAACAGCGTCAATTCTTCATGTCGAATTGAATCCATTGTTTCGTCTTTCTGGTCGAAGTATGGCCCATCGTCAGGAATTATTGACTTTACAGCGAAGGCGCACCAATCCTCACCAATGGCAGGGAATGGCGGTGGATCTCTCTGGAATCGTGGCCGAACCATTGCACCTGGTAAAGATGTAATCCCAACAATGAAAGCTTGGAAAAAGTCCTCAAGTTCCTGGTCATAAGCAGATCCGCCACTGGGGGTAATATATCCCCCTGTTGCAGAATCACCCATGATTTAACCCAGTGGCTTAAGCTCACAAATTGCTTTTACGAAACCTTGGCCATAATGCAAATTGTCCAGTACCTGAGACACGATGTAGGTTTTACCCCGCCATACGATCTCATCTGCTTTGTTATTGGCATCACCCTGTATCAAAGCAAATTTGGTATGAATATTGATTGCACCTTTAATTAAGGTACCATCTGGACGGCGGTCCATGTTTAGGCCGTTATTGGTGGTGACCACACCAGCAAATGTGGTTGATGTTTTAGTTTCTTGTGATCGACCGTTATCACCCACGACTACTGCAGTACGATTACAGACAATCCCTGAATCCATAAAATCAGGATCTAGAAGTACATCTGAGACATCAAGACGAGCCACGTTTTACCTCCTTATCCTTTTTCATAATGATGTAAGTAACGGACTTGCGCAGCTCACCGGTATCGATCAACGGCCGAACTAGACCTGTTTCCGCTGGTCCTGATTCAAGCTGCTTAAGATACTTTTTGGCACCTTTACGCCCACGCCGTGCACGTGCCCGGATAGTGGCCAAAGACAACGGCGCAAATTCACCATTAACGAAATAGGCCCGAACAGAGTTCATTGCCTTCATCCCTGCGGATTCAAGCAACATCATCATGCGCTTATGGTTGCCAGAAAATGCCGCATCAACAGCCTTGACCAGCGTATCACCGACCTCGTCTTGAACTTCCTCAACACCTGGCACAAGAAAAGCACGTTCGGGAATGTTCATCGCAGGTGAGCCATTTTCCTGCAGATAGCCAATCTGGGCATTGGTGAGGCCATCACCATCAGTTCTGGCCTCTCCGTGTGGAATACCCACAAGCACGTCAACCTTCGATAATTCAGCAACGGCTTGTAAAATATCTAACAGACCATTACCAGTTGCTTGGACATTGCTACTCATAACTGAATACCTCCCGCACCTGCCATCATTAACAGTTGATAAAACTGAACGCCCCATGTTGTTTGGTTCCAATGGCCAGCATCCGTAATGATTACCCCAGATACATCCATGGACTTAGAAACACTGTCCACGGCCTTAGAGGTCTCATTGCCTACAATCTTGCCTGCATCACCACCAACACTGGCCGCATCCATCCCACGCTTATACAGCGTGAGATAGTGAGCGATAAAGAGTGTCAAACCATAATCGAGCAGATCCTCCCATCGATCCTCATTCAGTAATTTTTTCCCAAGGTTTAAGTAAAAATTAAACTGGAATGATGGATATTGTGCAGCATCTGCAAAGAATGGCATTTGTTCACGAAAGGAGGATTCACTGATCATGGGTTAAGCTTCCTTTGGTTGCTCTTTGTCCTTAGCCTTTGCATCAGCAATAGTTTTTTCTGCTTTGGCCAATTTGGTTTTAAGACCATTGATTTCAGTGTCACGCAAACCAATCTCATTAGTAAGATTCTGAATCGTTTCAGCATCTTTCAGTGATTGTTCTTGCTGCGCTTTAACCAATTGGATTTTAAGATCACTGATCTCTTGATCTTTATCCTGGACATCACCTTTCAGCTTTCCAATCGTTACAGTGGCCTCGTCCGATTGTTCTTGCAATGCCTGTAGATCACCTTGCAATTGTTCAACCTGCTTTTGTAGTTCACCATTTTCAACATCTTCTTGGGTGAGCTCTTGGCAATGGGCTTTTACGAACCAGTTATCTGCAACCTCTTGGTCTACTAATTGCAGGCCAGGATTAAGTTTTACTGTAATTGCTTGGCCATGTTCATTGGTACCAAGGTTTACCGTTAATGGGCGTGTAAGAAGGATTTGTACTTGCTTCGTCATGTTGCTCTCCTTACAGACCATCGGCATAAAATGCTGTTTCAGGGTAAACCCATTCCACCGCACCCAAACGACCGTAGTAAGTGGTTAATTGGCGTAAATCGCGGTATTCCACTGGTGTACGTTGTAACGGCACCATCGGGAAGCGAACACGGTTTTCATTTTGCTCATAACACATCATGCGGTCAGTGCCTCCAGTACCACGACCAACTAACCATTTAGATGGCTGGATATCTAACGGCTTACCATTCTTAGCCATAGAGATACAGTTGATTTTGATATATTCCAGAATTGAGATGTTGCCCGCTTCTGAAACTTTACGGGTAACGATCAAACCGAACTGCTCAGGCGGTAATAACAATTTAGAAGGACAAACGGCGAAAGCTGATGCAACCCAAGCGTTATACAGAATCATGTTTACGTCAGCGAGAATTTCGTCTGCAGTTGCAACTGACCATTCCTTGTTAACGTTGGTCGCCCCAACCTTATCCGAGTTAAGCAAACCCTTAACACCCACGATGTCGTCACCGATATAAATCTGCTCATCAGTGTCCATGTTGTGCTTAAGGATTAAGCCGCTATGTTTAAGGGCATCCACAGGGCGACCAACTTGGCGAGCTGATTCTAGCTCTGGAAGTGTCCAGCCAATCTGATTAGCCCACAAGGTCAATGGTTGAGCTGTTTTACCGATATCCAACGCAATCCCCTGGATTGCATCAGCGTTCTTGCCTACCCAAGATTTACCCTGAGGAGATGCACCACCAGCTGCAGCAAATGTGGCATTTGAGAAACTCGAAATTTCATCGGCAATGGATACGTCTGAGCGTAGATCGATGTCACGGGACCAAGTAACATCAGCCAAAGGTTCATGCATGGTTTGATCTAGGCGTTCTAATTCACCAACCAGAAACGCACCCGTGCTATCCACAGTTTGAGCATCAAAGGTCATCATGTGGTCACGTGTACGCGCACGTACAGGGGTTGCAGTACCCATGGCCACAGCTTGGGCAAGAGTAGTTGCAATTAATAACTTACTCATATTGTGTTTTCTCCAGGCACAAAAAAACCACCTCATTGGTGGCCGTGCGAATCAATATTGTTTTAGATGTTGAATGAGATTTCTACGTTGCCCTTTGCATCCGCATCATGCATGAAAAAGGCATTCGGCAATGCAATACTGTTTGCACCATCTGCTGCGGCTTCGATTCCACCAACTGGCTTGGCTTCTGTACCTGCAGTGACACGCACATAAACAGTTCCTGCTTTTTTGGCATTACCGGCATTACATTTCACCGTCATATAACCACGGCGTAAAACGTCTTGAATGCCGTTCGGTTGCGGTACCGCTTTACCTAATTCATTTTGAGCTGATTGTGTTGGGTAAGCACGAACGAATAAACCGTAAATCACTGCCGCCGTATCAGCTGCAGCCAGTGGTACAAATTTACCTGTCGTACCATCGATCTTACCGAATAGACCAAATGCAGCGAACTGCGCACCTACAGGATGCGATTCAATTGTTGATTGGCTTTTACGAGAGACATCACCAGGGATGCCGCTTGGCATGCGATATAAAAATGCGTTAGACATATTTCCTATCCTTATTTATTCCAAAATTCACGGTTTTTTGCATTAATTTCGGCAGGCGTTGGTGCAGATCGACCGAAATCACTGGTTCTAATTCCAGAACGAACACCACGGGCATTGTTCTGCTGCTTGATCAATTCCGATGCCCCTGCGAAAGCAGCATCAATCGTATAAGTTGGTAACTTGTCAAAATCAGGATCTCCCCCAACAAACGGCGCGATTGCCTTTTGCCCATCCTGAGTTGCGTATGAGGCTTTAAGCACTTGACGTTTAACATTCAGCACAGCTTTACCATTTTTGGCGCTGTCTAATGTTGGCATGCGATAACCTGGCGAGAGGATCTCCGCACGGGAAATGACTTCTTTTAACGAATCACCCGTGTAACTCTGGACACCTTCATCAGAAAGCTTTTCGGCTTTCTCGGCCTCAGTTAGATCACCGCCGTCCTTTGTTTCTTCCTCAGGCTCGTCATCGTCCTCGGTTTCTTCTTTTTCAGAATCCTTGGTTTTTTTCTTTTCAATGGCTGACATGCGCTTATCCATGGTTTTCATGAATTTACGCATTTCAGCTTGAAACGCCGAATCACCTGTTTTGGTTTTTCCCTCCTCAGGTTCGTCATCATCTTTGGTTTCTTCTTCCTCAGAATCAGACGTTTTTTCTGCCTCCTCAACAGCCTGATCGACGGTACGTTTAAGCCCCATCAAACTTTGATACCAAGGCGCTTTATTTTTAGTCGTCTTTTTAGACATAAAACTATCTCCAATTGAGCAGCGAGAACCGCATCGCCCTTTTTCAACTAATGCAATATGGTTCACCCGAATATTGCTCTGTAACCCTTTGCCCTTGCTGGTCTCTGTATAGTCAGCATCGTAGCCCAGGGAAATTTCTACTTTTCCATCGAGAACCTTTTGGATGGTCTCTTTGTCCATGACCAACAGATCAGCCATGAGATAATCAGAATCGACACCATCACCTCGGCGGACATCTTTACCCACACCCTTAGATAATTCTTTCCAATTATCTGGTGTTACCCAATCGTCAGGATGGTCATCTGTAATGGGCTTGCTTTCAGCACTCGCAATGGTGATGGGATCGAATAGGACATCTTCACCACGGTAGATAATGATCAAGCCGGTATTGTCTGCAGTGACTGGGACCTCGCCGTCTGCATACATCAAGGTCCCAATACGTGCGATCGGAACATCACGGCAAAGTAGATAACCCTCGGGGGTAATTTCCCGTGTGCGTCCCAACTGGCCAGTCGTATAGATCTCTGATCGATCAACCGTTTTTTGGTCTTTGGTCTTTTTAGGTTTAAACATAGTTCACCATTGAGCGGGCATAAAAAAACCACTCAAATGAGTGGCTTTATGTTGTCTATTAAAAATGTTCTTTCCCATCGCATTGGATATCTCCAATCAACCCAAACAATCCAATTATCGCTACAGTCTTTACGATAATATCTAAAGTTTCCTGCCTTATTTATCCTGTAATGCGTTGCCCCTATGGGCGCATTTACCAATATAGTTGCACTAACCATAGCTACCTCTATGCACAAATTAAATCTCTGGTATGACTGGCTCGGCATAACACCTGCAATTAGGTAAACATCCTGCATGTCCACGCAATCGATCTAAGACAGGTGGGCTACTCCACAATACGAATTTCCCATTCATTTCCTTATGGGATGGCCTAACATCTCCATCCTCACTGGTGCGCCATATATACCCCTCAGATCCAAGATTCTCGGCTCTGGCCTGCGTAAATAGACATGATGCTCGGCTGACCTCAGTGCGGGCAATTGTGTTTGCTCTAGATCTTGTCACTTGACCAGTGGCCATAATCAGACCAGCCACCTCACTGGCGCGGCTTCCATCAATCAAGGATCTGGTAGATAGATCCTGAACACGCTGAGCTGCTTCCAGTGGTAGCGATCTAATCAAGCGAACTTGCTCATTTAGCAACTCTTGATAGACCGCACCTGTATCAGTGTCGCGGATCTGTTCACGCACACCACGGGATAGATCTTGTGCATAAATGAGCCAAGTTTTCTCATCACGTAAAGCAACATCTGTGAGGATTCTCCCCGCTGTGTTCTGTGCCCAAAAATTCAATGTATCTGCATATTGGCTTAATGCATTCACAATGATGGGGTACTTACTTGGATCATGAACATCGAAACCCTTAACAATGGTGTCGACATAATGGGCAATCTTTCTAAGCTGCTGACTGTACCGGATCTCCATCTTTCTTGCCCGGTTCGGCGATATCCGATTGATTTGATTCTTCATCGTCTAAACGTTCCCCTGGCGGTGGTGGATCTTCATCATCAGCATCTTTAATTTCCTCATCAGTGATATGAGAGAAAATGCCAGTGACTTCGCTTGATTGGCGTAACTCTTTAAGGGCGGTAGACCGTTTGATCAATCCAGAATCCTCGGCTGCAGATACAGCATCGACCACATTCTTGGCCACCTCAGCTTTTTTATCGTCCCCAAGTTGCCACAATGAGGCGAATTGAAAATCGAATGAATCAGGCAAAGGCTTACCAACTACAGACATAGATAAAACGGCGTAAAGGATCTGCAACGGCGTACGCAATCGCCCCTCTTGCTGTTGATTGATATTGTCGTAATAGTTTGCCAAATCAGATTCACCAGTAGCATTTAGCCCTGCAGGTGACTGCCCGAATAAGCGCACTAAAGGGATACCAGTTGCACCAGAGATCTGTTGCCCAAACTGCAGTAGTAAATTATCCAATCCCGTAAAGCTGTATTGGTGAGTCTCAAATTCATCCTCGGAATCCATCAAGGTCATACCCTCGTTGGATTGCCAAAGTCTGATTTGCTCTATCTGCTTTACTAATGCATCAAAAAACTGACCGCCCTTTGCAATGATTGTTCGTAACCCTTTGACCTTATAGGTGCGTAAATGAGCCTTATAGACCAACTGGCCAGCACCTAAGGTAGCACTATCAAAAATCGTTAAACGATCCAATAAACGCTCAATGACTGATTGGCCCCAAAGGTTTTCTGTAATTGATTGGTTATAAGGCAGCTCAACGCCATCCATGCGGATTACACGGGAATAGTGGATCTTCTGATTGCACAAACCAACTGAATCATGGATCACATCGTAATACTTAGGCATCCCATAATGTGGACCATATTCAGTGACGAGATCTTGCATAGTTGGCTGAACCATCCAACGGTCTAAAACTAATAGCCCTTTGAATTGACCTTTACCAACGGTGTTAGTATTTAACGGCGTAGAAACGTTCTGGCCATCGATCAGCATTACAGCAATGGTTCCACCATAGAGACGGGACCACTTAATTGTCTTATTAAGTCGATCCCAAACTTGTAGGCGGTCCATCTCCTGGTCAATCATCTCCCCATCTTTGGGTGAACTAAATCCTTTAATGTTGCAGCCTTTGCGCGTCATATCATCAGCGACAACATCAACGACTTGGCCAACAACCCAAGAGGTGCGATACATTGCTTCGAGTTTTAATCGGTTGCGGCTTAAGTAATTGAACCCATAACCGGACTGGTCATGTTGGTTTCCTGAACCCAAGCCAACGCGAGCGGCGAAGTTTTGGAAACTGTCCGCCGTAAATTTTAAGATTCCCATAATTTTCTCGTATTAAAGCTTGCCCCAAACACTTAAGGCTGCAATCTGCGGGTTAAAACAAATCATGACGCTATCAGCTCGGTTCGGTGATGCCGTACCGTCTGGTTGCTTGTTGACTAAGATCTTACCCACACCGTTCTTTGTATATGTAGGCTGTGATAACTCGGTAGTGAGCAATGCCAGCTCCTTAGGGTCGATATGCTCACTAGATAATGAAATGATCATGTCGGGATCATATTCACGCCCTTCCAGTGCTCTAAATGTTTCCTGGAAGCGCAAACGCAATGACCACCATGACTGTGCTTTGAGATTTGCGAAATAGTCTTTGTTAAAGCGACCATCAACCATTTGCTCATCAGGTTCATGTACGCCACCAGATCCTCGGAATGACTGAACATCAACCTCAGACAATCCTTGCTCTCTCCGTAGCTCATTGATCACTCGTGCATCACCACGGCATCCAGCGCCCAGACCATCGGCATCATAGAACAACGTGTCTATTGATTGATCAACACATAAGTCCATAGCTTTCTGTGTGGTACCGAAAATGTCATCGCCTTTGCCCGACCATGTATCGAGATACGTCATAACAACACCGTGACGGGCTGCATAAGAGTTCTTATCCTTACCCTCGTCCGCAACGTCCAAACCACTGATACGATCACCTGTAGGCTCAATTCCAAGCTTCACATGTGCATCTAATGCAAGCTGCACCCATGTGGATGGGATTAAGACACCTTCAACAGATGCGGCATAGTTGATATCGACTTCCTGAGCAAGGACCACATCATCCAGTGTGGCCAGTTGCTTTTCATACCACGGGTGGATCTGCTTTCCGTTATATTCAACGGTCCAATTCTTATCAGGATTGGCTCGCCATGGCATAGAAAAAACGGCGTAACGGCCGCTGAATCGATCTTGATGGAATCTGTCGCCAATACCGTTAGGGGTAGATCCTTTGATATGAACGTTCGTGTTTTGCGATATAGCGGCATCAACTGCCTCTTGTCGCTCCACGAATGCCCACTCATCAAGAAAGTACATTGTGGTACGTCCACCACGGCCAATATTGTCGCCTGCCTCTCCAGTAATGGTTGCGCCGTTGTCGGGGTTAATAATCCGCATGTAGTTATCATGCACTTTCTCGACAAAGCCTTTAGGCTTCATCCAGTCAGGCATTTTGCTGAACATATCCCGGAATTTATGGAAGAGCGTTTTAGGATCGCCCTTTTTATCGACCAGTTCCTCTTTACGGCTACCTACACCACCAGCAAAGCCATCAATGAATAACCAACGATGCAGGAAATATCCCAGTACAACGTAGCTCATCCCTTCATCACGGGATTTTTCAATCAAGCCATGCGTCTGAGTGTTCTCACGCTCTAACAGCCATTCGACCAATTCAACTTGCTTAGGCCGTAATACAAAAGGAATATTGGCAGGCAGGCCAAATGACATACCGCGCGGATCGTATGTCCATATCCAATGATTGAACCAGTGAACTGGATCTGTACGGCATTTATATAGCTCGGCCTGTATGCTTAGTTCGTTCTGCTCAGCTACAGCTTTATAGTAGTAACGCCGTGACATTTCGACCACAACGTCAGGCAAACGAGTATTTACAGTCCATTCTTTGATTAATGGTGCAATCTCATCAAGTGCATAAGTCATTTCTTACCTGTCAGGACTAAACGAGAAAGTTCTAACGGCGACATCGCTGCAAGTTCTTCCGGTGTAAGAATTGGCGGTGGCGGGATTTGAGTATTTTCAGTTTTAATCGCCCCGCCACCTGCGCCAGTAATTTCGACACGCTTCTCATAAAAACCTTTCATGATCTTTTGCATTTGGTCCACGATTTTAATTGTCATCGTCACGTTATTTTTTTTAGACCAAAGCAGATCGCTTAAAATTTTGAGCTGAACAATATCGTTTGCCCCACTAATGTTGTGGATTGGTTGCTTAAGATATTCATCCCGTGTTGTTTCAAATACGTCCTTGTATTCCTGCCGTAGATCTCTGCCTGCAACCTTAGTGGGGTCATAGGCTTCTACTTGCTGCGGTGACACATCGATGTTGAATTTTTCCTTGATGTCCTTAACAACTTCCGTGGGTGTCATGAATTGCGCAAGTGACCGAACTATATAGAGTTGCTCGGCTTTTTTTAGCTTTGCCATAATTCAAAATCCATCAAGGCCCATCAAGGAAACAGGCCAAAAAAAAGAGCCATACGGCTCAACTTACAAGGCAGGTTCCACAGCACTTGGAAATATTTACATCAGATACAAACGGCGCTTGCTTCGCCACTTCTACAAGTCGCTTCACATTCTCGCTCGCTCCCCATCGTTTAACGACACCCACGAACTCCTCAACATCATGGCCAGTCAAATAATGTTTCGGCAGACCGGTCATATCACTATAAAGTGGTTCATCATTTTCATCACGCTCCACACCTATGTGATATAGCTCATGTTCAATCAGTGCACAAAAATCTCGGTCTGTAGCTTGCTCGCAAAAACTGGCATCAATGGTGATGAGATATATAGGCACATAACCAAACCAGTCGCGCATCTGTTGCTCTTGTCGAGCCTTGCGCCATCCGCCCTGGTTAAACATCACTTTTTCGCACTGGCCAAGGACCATGCGCTTTTTTGCAGTACATGCTGATGATGCCCATGCAAATGCTATAAAGTCCTCACAATCATGAATGAGCTCAGCGATATGGTCATGATCAGGATTGTGTAATGGTCCACCAATAGTTAAAAAGTTTTTAACCACCCAATCCATAAGATCTGGTGCCGGTGCAAGACGTATTGCTTCTTCCTCGTCTGCTTTATCCATCAATTCCGTTGGTGGAAATGGTCGAATCTGGCTCATTAAATCTCTGCCTTTTTATACTTTTAAGCCACTGGTCAGCGTAGCTTGCTTCAATTTGTGTTGGACCAGATTCATCAATCTTGTATCGGCTGGATGATTCAATCCTTACAACCGTATAACCCTTTTCCCAGGCCTGATCATATTTATCCAAGCTCCAGGCTTTATTTGCCAATTTACCTTTACGCCCACCAGACCAAGGACCGCCAGAAATCTCAATTAAGATCCTGTCCTCAATTAGGTGAAAGTCATAACGCCAGTGTTTTGTTGATTTGAATTGGAAAAGCTTTTCGAATTTTATATCCAGAATGTTTAAGGCTCGCTCCAATTCATCGAACGCATCCAAGTATTTGTCTTTGGCTTTCGGCAGCGGTCTGCTTTTAGGCTTGGTTTTCGGTTCACGTTTTCTGGTGAGTTTAAAATACTTGTCGATTTCCATTCTTTCACCTTTACATCACAGCGACCTTTAAGCCAGGATAACTTTTCAACGGCCAAAAAAAATCGCTCATCTAATTGAGCGATTTGATCGGCTGTTAGCCCCTTGGTTGTACAACTACCTACATGCTTTAATTCTTGCTCGGTTTCCCGAATTTCTTTATCAATATTTTGGCTCATGGTTTCTCCAAACAAGAAAAGAAAAGCCCCGCCAGTAACATGTATGTCAGCGGGGCTTCATGTGCCGTAATCCGTTCGGCTAGTTGACTCGCATTGCGCCAATGCGAGTGAGGGTCAGAAATAAAAAAAGCCCACCTTTCGATGAGCCTTGGAAATCTTTCAGGGCGACCAATTCATAAAACGCCCATTTTAGAAATACTTATACTGAACCGTTCTGTTTATGTCAAGCAAAGGAAATTTCTTCTGGTTCAAAATGAAACGATCTTGCAAGACTGTTTCTAATGCAATTTTCCCAATTTTCAATACATGCCTCTGCAATCAGCTCATACGGCGCATATCGCTCAGAATAGCCTGATTTAGAAACCTTTAACTTTGCGATCGTTATTTTCTCATGCAGCGTGTATGGGCGCTTACCAGTGCCTTCACACTTATCACAAAACTTAGATCCATCAGGAAAGCCTTTCTCATTGAATAGTTCAAGCTTTCCCAACCCCTGACAATGGCCACACATTGCCTTTGTGAATAAACGGCCACGCAAAACAACCTCAGCTACACCTTTGGCCACATTGGTTAAATCGCCCTGACAATTGTTAGGCTTAAAATTCTTCTTGATCATTTCTTTATGGATCTTAGCTGCCAGAACATTTCGAACACGGAAAAAATCTGCCGAGTTAATTTCCCCTTTCTTAAACTCAACCTTGCCAGGTATTTCATCAATACGTTTTTTTACTTCTTTGCCGTTAATGATATTTGTCTCATAAATTTTCTTGGTTTCAGTCACTAGGGCAATACGCTCAAAATCAACTCGCTCAATAAGCAGCTCTGCCCATTTCTTTGCCTGAGCTGGCATTAATGCTATTTCACCTAAAACCACATCCTTAGTTATTTTTCCCTTACCGTTAGATTGAGCGATCGCAAGCCGTAATAATTCTAAAAAATCAAATTTTTCAATTAACATTTCTGTCTACCTATATTTCTGTGATGCTTATCCCATGAACCGTATTCATGAGATGTTTTTTGGTGCGATAGCTCGCTAACTTTCGAGTTGCTGCAGACTTAACATCCTCGACAATGCGTTCGCCTGTGATGATGTAGTAAGTGAAATCAGCGAAATAACGTAATGCTGGCTTTGCTCTCTTTTCCCCTTCAATTTTGGTCTTTGGTGCAAGTTCAAATTTTGTGTGATGTTCTAACCCGAATATCTCCCCTTTTTGCTGTAACGCTTTGAGCTCGATGTATCGCTTATGTTCTTTCTTGCTGTCGAAAGTCATTCCATCCAGTTCAACTTTTTGGGCATTGAATTTGTTTCGATTTACTTTTTTAGCCTTAGGTTTTTTGAGGATCTCACAGCGATATTGATCAAGGCTCATTGAGTTCATGTATTACCCCGCCATTTGATGTTCAAGCGAGCCTGAAAGACATGCGAAATAATATGAAAGCCATCCCTCAATACCGTGTTTGGCTTTGAACTCTTTTGCTTGAAAGCGAATTACACTGAGTGAAAGCACAAAGCAAACATAGGTGCACCAGATTAAATAGAACTTCATTGGAGCCAACCTTTCACCAATTCGGGTGACGGCAAAAAGATTGTTCCAATTAGCCCAATGATGAATAAAGCCGCAATTAACAAGATTCCGTAATACTGCTTTTGCCCTTTGTGTGGATCGTCTCTATCTAATGTGATAAGTACACCAACCCCTATACAAGTACCCACTACATAAAACACCCAACCCCATAAAAACAACGAATGAAAAACCTCATAACGCTCAACGATATAACCCAACATAGTCCACCTGCTATTTTAATTTAATGAGTTTTTCCAGTTCAGGAATACATACCTCGGTGTCTGTCCTCAAGTAATTTGACCAATTATTATTTCCGTAATAGATCAGATCCTCTTTGGCACCACCGATAATAAAGTTCGCTTTTTCAATTGCTTTTTCATCACCAAAGCTATCGATCAGTTTTTTCATAAATTCTTTCGCGTTCATGCTGCAGCTCCTTTGGTTGGTTTAAAGCCCAACTCGAATAGAAACGGGATATATGGTTTTTGTTTGATTGGATCTGATAACAGCTTGGCCATGCGTTTAGCTGCGCCCTGCCAGTCCTCACCACGGCCACAAAATGAATCTTTGAACTCGGGATGAAAAACCAATTGTCTTGCGAATGTGTACAACTGCTTGTCTGATGCAAAGGTAATCACGTCCGGGATGGTGTTTTCAGATTGAGACTGTTGACCAACAGAATTTTGATTGTTTGAAAAACGTTGTACCGGTGTTTTCATCTTCGCGTATTTAACACGCGCTTTAAGCATCCACTCAGCAAAGAATTTTGCCATCATGTCATCAGAATGATTTCTATCCTGATTGAATCCATTAAACGCATTTAGCTCACGCTCAAACCAAGATGCATTAAAAATCTCGTTGGTATCGAATGAGCTGTCGATAGAAACAATTTCAAACTTCAAAGTTTCCAAAACAAACCACGTATCTTTTTTATTTTGATTAGTGTGTTTTGATAGTGTGTTTTGTGTGTTAAACGCTTTAACTAGTAAAGGTAAAACGCTTTTACTAGCAAGGGTTAAACGGTTTAACTGGCAAGGGTTATCTAGGTAGTTAAACGCTTTTACTAGCAAGTTAGATTTATGCGGAAAATTTAAGCGTGGTTTTTTGCTTTTTCTTCCTCGGTTTGATTTTTTTGGAACAAGCCTCTGGTAGTTAAACGTTTTAACTAGCTGGCCATTAAATAAGCTGAATGCCTGAACCAATAAGCCACTTTTACCAGGGAAATTAATTAAGGTCCCAACGTTATAATTATCGGTTAATGAGTAGGCATTTCCATAAACTGATTTCTTATGTAACTTCACTAATCCAACTTTAATCAGTTCCTTTGTACACTTCACTACAGTTGGGTGACTTTTGCCTGAGAGTTTCTCCAATTGCGAAATAGATAGCTCATCTACCTCCTTATTCCAACCGCGCGTTTTTCGGTTAATGATTAGATAAATCTTAACCGCAGGATCTGAGATCTTGTTCATTGCCTCATCAACAAACGCATTTGTTACTTGAAATGAATTCGGGGTGTATTTACTCATGCTGCGACCTCCAGCACTGGGATATATTTACGTTTTTTAGCGACATAAAGAAATCGAGCTAAAAGCTCTGCATGCTTTCCTAGCAATGAATAATCTGGTTGTATACCTGTGATTTTCGGCAATGATTCCATGCTCATGTGCATGGTATAACCAGTTATTTCCTCTATCTTGCAATACAAGGCGTATAGTTCTGGTCTACTGGTTGCACCATGAATCAAATCACCTTCACTGGAAAAGATGCAAAAAACACAACTCAAACGATCATTTTTGGTATATGCCCAGTGTGTTTGCTGTCCTGCTTGTGCAATCGTTTCAAAAACGTCATTGGTATTTAATGAATGGATCGGCAACCAGTTATTCCAGGAACGACCTGCTCGACCATGTTCACTCTTATTGATTTCCCAAACTGCTTTCTTTGCACGCTTTAATGATTCTTGCGCACGCATCCCCATACAATTAACAATTCTGGTAAATCCATTTGCTTTAGCATAACGGCGCACTTCTCGTGTAATTGGTCCGCGTTTTAAATCACTGGTACATTGACGGTTTGCAGAAGAAGGCCAAGATGGTACATACACTCGTGTAGTAAATTTATGCAGAACCATTTCAAGAAATGATTTGATTGCACAAGCTACAATAAAAGGGACACCAGCCTCATCAGCCTGTTTTTTTGCATGTTCAAGTGCACCATGCCATTCCATTTCGCCTAATGATGCGTGAACTACTAGAATTTGCTCCTTTGGAACAATTTCTAATAATTTAATCATCATTGCCTGACTATCCTTGCCACCAGAATGATTAATAACAAATAATGCACCTTGCTGTATTTCATATAGTGCTGATTCATGGATCATGATTCACCGCCCTGGTCTTTCAATTGAATGAATCGACCGAACATAAGGATTTTGTCAGCACGATGCAGACTGGTGATAACCAAACTGGCATCGCCATAGCTCATACGGTGATGCTGATGTAATGCCTCCATAAGCTCATCTCGCGTTACTGCAGCATTAGCTTCATCACGATTGATTTTGCGTAAATTGGCCCTTCTTACATTCAGATAACTGTTTAAAGTTTCCATTGCTGGCTCATGCCAGGATTGGATTGTTTGGGCATGTTTTAGTTGCGCCATCTGTTGCTTGTTTGAAATGCTACTGTTTGATATATTGGTCATGTTCTTGAACTCATCGGTTAGTGAACACTGCTCAAAGCTCGAATTGCAACTTCGGGCTTTTTGCTTATCTGGAATACAGAAATAATTGTTTTGAATACATTCATGTATTCATTTGAATACGTTGTATTCTTTGCCTTTTTGAACATTTCAACTGATGATTGGCCTAAATCAATTTGTAGTTTTAAATCTATGGCCTCTCTCAACCATTTCGCTCGATTACCTTCCGCCAAATCATCTACAAGCTGTTTAACTTCAACTGGTACCCGTGTGGTCATCGGTTCAAGTAGTTTTTCACCTGGCTTAATTTGTGCATTTACGTTTTGCATATGCTTATCCAAAATCAAATATAGATATTTATGGGGTAGATGGCTTTTTGATTACATGTGGGATACTTGGATTGAGAATCAAAAGCCCTCTAGCCGAAATTTCTGGAATATACTCACCCCACTGACTGACAGCCGCCCTCGACACACCAAGGTTTCTAGCGAGATTTGCTGCATCAGTAAAAGCAGTGATTGCATCCGAAGTTTTAATGAGAACTTCCATACCAAGACTCAAAATAAGAAAATGTTAACCACAGTTAACCATACTTTATTTTTAATATCAAGCTCACTTAACTTTCAAATTGTTAAGCTGACTTTACTTTGTAAGGTTGGCACACTATGAGTACTCTTCAAGAACGATTTGCTTTAGCTATAAAGCACTATGAGGCAACAACTAATAAACGATTCGTTAAGGCTCATCTGGCCGAATTTTGTGGGGTGAGTAGACCGGCTGTTTCTGGATGGATTGAGGAGAACATTCAAACACTTGAACAAAACAATGCTGAAAAAGCAGCAAGATTTTTAGGTGTTAATCATAGGTGGTTAAATGGGCTTGGCTCATCGATGCTGGATGATGTCGATAGCACTGTTCCAGATAAGCCTAGCCAATATATGCCAGTAATGGTATGGGAAGCCCCTGAGGATTTAGACCCAAACACCTACGTAATCATCCCACATGTGGATGTAAAGTTTTCTGCAGGTGATGGCCGTGTTGTTGAGCTTGAACCAACAACTAAAGGCTATGGAACAGCTCAATTATGGGAATGGGTACAGAAAAAACGTATTTCTCCAAAAAATTTAATTACCGTTGATATTGATGGTGACAGCATGGAACCCAAGATTCCAAATGGGAGTGTTGTTACATTAGACAAATCAATTAATACTCTAGATCAAGTACAAAGTGGGAAAGTTTACGCGATTCGATATGGTAATGAGCTAAAAATCAAGCGCTTATCAAAAAGATTTGATGGAGCCTTAATTATTGATAGTGACAACCCTGATTATGATCGTGAAATAGTTGAAGTGGACCAACTTGAGCATATAAGCATCATTGGGAAATACGTATCTCATAGTTATGATGGCGAGATTTGAGGAAATATAATGATCGCAACACTAAATAAATCCAAAACCACCCTATCTATTAACAAGCAGGAATTTAAGGCAGCCTTGTCCAAAATTGGTGATGGTATTGACAAACAAATAGCCTCACTTAAAAAAGCCAAGCAAAGCTATGATGCTGCGGAAATGGCACGCGAAGTTATTAACGAAGCAAATATTTTTGAGGCCATAATTGAGGGATTTAATGAAGCTGAAGGTACCAATCTAAAGCTGGCGGATATAAGTAATCTGGAGCAGGCACAGGGCTGGATTGATGAATTTTTAGAAAAATATTCAAAGGTATAAACAGACCATCAATTTTGGCGTGATGAGTAATAAATCTGTGAACCCGACACAGTCCTTAGAATGATCGGGTGGAGAGAAATATGCAAATTGGTTTAATTGATTTAAGTCGAAAAGATAAGCCTCTTTTAGGTGAATTTAATTTCTCAAAGCTTCCACGCAAAGGCGAATGGATTGAAGTACTTCTTGAAGATGATGCTTACATTTTTGAAGTTTTGACTGTCGTTTATTCGACCGATGATCATGTAGAAATTTATGTGAAACGTCTTGGAGAACTTGATGATCTTTTAGAAAATCAATTTGGTGATCTTTCACAAGATGGCTTAGATGTGTGGACAAAACTTTAGTCTCATCTTGCTCCAAAATTATCGCAGCAAATCTTTTACCAGTAACTGGTGTATGCTTATTTAAAGTTATTTTCTGACCATCTATGGTTATACCAATCATGTTAATAAACTCCTATCAACCCACCCCAACGGTGGGTTTTCTTTTGTCTATTAAAACACAATATTAATTACAGTTAACATTTATTTTGTTAATCCTACTTTACAAGATTAATATTGTTAAGTATGCTTTATTCCATAGATAGCAAAAAGCCCTGATCAACTCTCACACCGAACAGGGCCTCTTACTCACATGAGGTAGATTATGGAACAAAATGTTTTAAATCACAATCGCAGCTTTGCAATTCGCAAGAGTCTGTTAAAAAAATGCGCAGCAGCTACTTTTGGCGTAGGTGTTTTAACTGGTGCGTATGCACTCGTTACCAAGCCAGTAGAAATCGCCCCTTCATACAATTATGCAAATACGCAATCTACATACGGCGTTTTAGCAGTCCAAATCACATCAGCAACCACAGGCCAAGCAGTAGTAAACCTTGATGGATTCCGTGTCTACACAAGCTTTGACTTTGAACTGGTTGAAGAATGGAACGGTGCAATTGGCGGAGAACAACCAACAATCCATATCACCAACTTGGCTGTTGACCAGATATTCACACCAAATGATGGTAATTACGGCGACTTCACAAATGCTGATGATATTAGAAACATGATTTCGATCATCACCGCCCACATCGAAAAAAATAAAATGGTACGGGGGTGATCATGATTAGTAAATTCACCACCCCTTTTAGCCAGTACCTTTGCAAAGATGAAGATGGTTTTTACAACGTTCGCCTTGGTCCAAAAATCTACTTGGCCAAGCTTTCATTGAACTATACGCCTGACTTCGACAAAGAGTTCTTTGGCGGTGCCCAGGACCAAAAGTTCGATTGGTACTCAATCCGTGTTCGTGATTCTCAAGATGGAGAATTACGCCCGATCACTACCGATGATTTATCTAAGACGTGGTTTAAGCGTGAGTTTAAAAAGGCTGTAAATAAGCAACGTGCAATAGAACGCAAAGCACTTAACAGCCAAGTTTCACGTTATAGCGCCAACCAACGTACTGCATACCACAACGCACAATCTAATTAAGGGGATCTGTCATGACACAACAACAATCAAAATCTGCTGAATTAGATGTGTTACGCACCATTCAACAGGAATTAAAGGCACCAAAAAGTAAATTCAATAAATTTGGTAATTTCCATTACCGCAGCCTTGAGGACATTTTGGAAGGTGTGAAACCATTTTTACTACAACATAACGCAACCCTTGTCCTTACTGATGAGGTACAAGAAATTGGATCTGTAGTAGTGCTTACTGCTAAAGCTGTGTTTACCGATGCAAATGGAAAACAAACTGTAGTAACTGCTCATGCTGGCGTAGACATTAATAAGAAAGGTATGGACGTTGCTCAAACCTTTGGTGCTTCAAGCTCATACGCCCGTAAATATGCATTAAATGGCTTATTTCTGATTGATGATACTCAAGATGCCGATACGGATGCGTACCAACAACAAGCTGGATCACAGGGTCAAAATAACCAGCAAAGTAGAGGCCAAAACCAACAATGTGCGAATGGTCAGAACAACCAGCGTGGGAATTACCAGCAAAACCAAAACATATCTCAGCAACAGAATCAGCCTGTTCAAAAGTCTCTTGGCCAACGCTTTCAGGATGCCTTGGTATCAATCAGCAAGGCAAATAATCCTGCAACTTTAGAAAAGGCATTGAGTACGTTTAACGGCACTAATTTTTATGCCGGTATCAGAAAAGCATGCCAGGCGCGTGCCGACCAACAAGGCTGGGAATTACCAATGCCTTCACAAGTTCAAAATCAACAAAATAATCAGATACATCACTAGGACACGGCTATGAATAATATTTTAAATGCCCAAGAGGCTTTCGCTGCCCTTCAAAAGGGTAAAACAGTACTGTGCCGTTATGCTGGTGATGGCGTTCTTCATGCAGATAAAGATTTCAGCACTCTGGACCAAATGCCTGCGACCGTTTTTGGCCAACCTAATTATGAATTTTGCATTCAATTAGAAATGTTGGAATTAGCTGGTATTAAATTTACAAAGCCACTTACGGTTGATGAATATCAAGAAGGGCAAGATGTATTTGTTATTTGTACTTATGCCCCTTCAATCTATGTCATGAACTTCAAAACCAGTGCGCTTATTGAATCTATTAATAGTGGTTTTGTTCAACGTGACGCTGAAAATGCTGAGCTTCAATTAAAGGCCATATCAAAAGCGTTAGGTCGTGAGTTTAATAACGATGTAACTGTTACTCGTCTTGGTAAAGAGCCTAGTAAAATAAAACGCAAAAAAGAGCCGCAAGAAAATATCACAACTGCTGATGCTCAAAAGGAAAAAATCAACCAGATTGAATCGAACAAGGATCTTGTTATTGATGCGATCGGTACGTGCTTGACTGCAGAGGAAGTTGAAACCACTTGCTATGGTTTAGATGGAAACGGTTTTAATGAAGCGCAACAGGAACAAATAACAGCCGCTAAGCAAGCAAAACTGGAACAGTTGGCGCAAGAAAAGGTTGCAGCTGAAAGTGAAGATCATGAGCTATTTAAGGATAAATCAGATCCTGAATTATCGGTACTTTGTGAGGCTTTTATTGGTGAAATCACAGAAGCTCACTCCCCCGCTCAGCTAGATGTAATTCATGGCCGTATAAATACAAGCACAGGATTGGAAAGTTTTGAGCATGAGATTCTGGCCAAAGAACTAGAATTAAAATACACCTCATTTACAGCACAAGAACCGCCTGTTGATATTGAAGTAGTAGCCGCCGCCGCAGTTGCTAAAGCTCAAAATATAGATGTTGAAACTGTGCAAAAAAACAATGAGCGCAAGCCAATCGAAGAAGAAGAGGAAAAATACAAGGAGGTTCTATCAACACTAATGAAGCGTGTCGATGAATCTAAAACTCCAATTGAAGTAAATGCTGTTGTTAGGTACACAAATTCTTGGTCAGCAAAACAGCGCGAGCCATTGATCAAGTATATGCATAAACGTCTGGAAGTACTTCAAGACGAGAAAGCAGCTAAACAACCATCATTAATGGTTCAGATCCAAAATGCACCAGATTTAACAACACTGGACGCTATTGAGATTGATGTATCAAGCATGGACCCAATAGCTCAGCCTGAAATGATGCGCTATATCCGTTCTCGCAGAGTCGAATTAGAAGCTCCTGCAGTCGAGTCCTCTATTGATGAGGATCTGCCATGAAATTCAATTACTCCACCCAAACCCGAATACTTTATGTATTCGGGGGAAATATGACGCACATTTTCCAAAATGTGAATGAATCAGAAATTACGGATCTGGTGGCCAACGCCAAGTTTAAAGAATCGATTTGGAGAAAGTAATGTCAGAGCAAGAAAAGTTGATATTAATGCCAGCTGAATTGAGCTTAGAAGCGGCAACCAAACGAGCGTCAGAGCAATATGAAGAATGCTCAGAAAATTTCAAAAACCTGCATCGTGACTGTCGTGAACCTGAATATACACGATTAAAAACACGATGGATTGAACACCGTGCCGTGCAACTTCAAGAACAATATCGCGCCCTGGTTAAAGTAGTTGGGAGAACATCATGCTAAATATCAAAGTTGAGCAAACATACTTTACGGACCATGTTAAAGCCTTGGGTGTGCTGAAAATTGATTGGGATCAGAAAGGCAGTATCCATTCTATCCAGCGTAACACAAACTGCATTTTTAGATTCGATCAAATTGCAGTTCTTTGGGATACCTGGCTAAAAGCTAAAAATACAGGGATTGTTCTTTGTGAGAATGATATTGAATGTGCAATTGAGGTCGAAGGTACGGCGGTTAAAAGAATCCTTTCTTATATTGAAATGGCCATCATTCAAAAAGCCCTAATTTATAGCAAAGGCAATCAACGCTTAGCTGCAGATCAGATCGGCATGAGTCGTACTAAACTCGGGTACCGTGTTAGAGGGGTTAAAACTAATTCAAGCGTGAGGGCTGCAGCATGAATATTGAAAAAGATTTTGATGAGTTTTTCACCAAACGACATGGCGAACTTCCTGCTGATACGTCATCAGTCGAATATGCTGATAAATCTTATTTAAAGCATGAGATGAAAAAGGCTTGGGAAATGGCGACTGATAAGCTCGAGGGCTGCGTGGTGGTGCCAGAAGCTGAATTTGTACTTTTACCTAAAACAATCACACCTGTAATAGATGAAATTTTAGGTATGCCATGTTTTAAGTTTATTAAAGCAGCGCAAATTTATCGTCAATTAGGTTTTGACATTCCACCTAAGGCAGAAAAAGAGCAATCATTTTTTATGTTCAAATTTTTGCATTTAGCTTCGGTACATGGCGATAAATGTTTTGATGTTTTTGAGTCTGAAACCAAAGCAATGGTAGAAGCAGCACGGGGCGGAAATGATTAAACGTGAAGTAACTGAATTCGATCTGCGCTGCCCTGAATTTCAAAATAGAGATTTAAAGCCAGAGCACTTCGAATTTAGAGATGATGGCAAGATTGTTCGGAAAGATCGTTGGGAACGTGGAATTTATAAAATACATGGGCATTTATGCGGTTTATTCGATTTTAGTTCCCGAAAAGATTTTGAGCTCGATGACATTGTAAAAGCCATTGAAAAATTAACAGATGAAGCGAAAGAAGCAACAGCGGATGCGGAGGAAACTTGAATGGCGGTTGCAATTGATTTAACAAACACTGAGCGTTTAGTTTCTACAGCTGAATTTGCTTTCCGATTAAACATTACTGAAAAAGAACTTTATGCTCGTATTCAGGATGGTCGAGTAAAACCACCTGCTAAGGATGGTCGAAAGAATGTCTGGCTTAATAGTTATGTGCTGTCTTGTATTTTAAAGAAAGTTCAGGATAGTGAAGCTAATGATTTATCTGCTTAAATTTAAGCAATAAAAAAGGCCGCATTTAGCGGCCTTTATACTTACAGTAAAACCATATGTGAGTAATACTGTGAGTAATCATTCTGATTTAATTTAAATAAAATATAAATTTCAATCAGTTATGATTTAATTGAGCGGTTTACATCATGCCGCCCATACCACCCATACCGCCCATATCTGGAGCAGCAGGTTTATCTTCTGGGATATCAGTAATCATACATTCTGTGGTCAACATCAAACCAGCAACAGAAGCTGCGTGTTCAAGTGCAGAACGCGTTACTTTAGCAGGGTCAAGAATACCCATCTCTAACATATCGCCATATTCGCCAGTTGCAGCGTTGTAACCAAAGTTACCTTCACCCGCTTTAACTGCATTGATTACAACTGAAGGCTCATCACCAGCGTTTGAAACGATTTGACGAAGTGGCGCTTCAATCGCACGACGTAAAATGTTGATACCTGCAGTTTGATCTTCATTCGCGCCTTTTAAGCCATCTAATACGTTTACAGCACGTACCAGTGCAACACCACCACCTGCAACAACACCTTCTTCTACTGCTGCACGAGTTGCGTGAAGTGCATCGTCAACACGATCTTTTTTCTCTTTCATTTCAACTTCAGTTGCCGCACCAATTTTGATGACTGCAACACCGCCAGCTAATTTAGCAACGCGTTCTTGAAGTTTTTCTTTGTCGTATTCAGAAGTAGATTCTTCGATTTGCGCACGGATCTGTTGAACACGTTCAGCGATTTGTGCAGCATTACCAGCACCATCAACAATCACAGTGTTTTCTTTAGAAACAGTGATTTTGTGTGCAGTACCTAAATCTTGAAGAGAAGCTTGCTCTAAAGACATGCCTACTTCTTCAGAAATGACAGTTGCGCCAGTCAAGATCGCGATGTCTTGAAGCATTGCTTTACGACGGTCACCAAAACCAGGGGCTTTAACCGCACATACTTTGATAATGCCGCGCATGTTGTTTACAACAAGTGTTGCAAGTGCTTCGCCTTCAACATCTTCAGCGATGATAAGAAGTGGTTTACCAGTTTTAGCAACAGCTTCTAATACAGCGATCAATTCACGGATATTGCCGATTTTTTTATCAACAAGAAGGATGAACGGATTTTCAAGTTCAGCAGTTAAGGTATCTTGCTTGTTCGCGAAGTATGGAGAGATATAACCACGGTCGAACTGCATACCTTCTACAACGTCTAATGCGTCTTCAAAGCCAGAACCTTCTTCTACAGTAATAACACCTTCTTTACCAACTTTTTCCATCGCTTGAGCGATAAGTTTACCAACAGTCGTATCAGAGTTCGCAGAGATTGAACCTACTTGTTCAATTGCTTTGAAATCATCTGCAGGTTTTGCATTGGTACGGATATTTTCAACGACAGTTTTCACTGCGATGTCGATACCACGTTTTAAATCCATTGGGTTCATACCTGCAGTTACAGATTTGATCCCTTCATTTAAGATTGCTTGAGCAAGTACAGTTGCCGTTGTGGTACCGTCACCCGCGATGTCATTTGTTTTAGAAGAAACTTCGCGAACAAGTTGAGCACCCATGTTTTCAAACTTGTCTTTTAATGAAATTTCTTTCGCAACAGTTACACCATCTTTAGTGATGTGTGGAGCGCCGAAAGAACGGTCAATCACAACGTTACGGCCTTTAGGACCTAAAGTCACTTTTACTGCATCTGCAAGTACGTTTACGCCTGCAATCATTTTTGAGCGAGCTGAATCACCAAATTTTACGTCTTTAGCTGACATGTGAAACTCCGAATCTTTTTAAATACTGTATCTGATTAATTTGTGAGTTATGTATCGATTAGCCTTCAAGTACAGCTAAGATATCTGACTCTTTCATGATCAAGAGCTCTTCACCGCTTACTTTTACTGTTGTACCAGCATAAGTACCGAACAATACTTTATCGCCAACTTTAACGTCTAAAGCGCGAACGCCATTGTCAGTGATTTGACCATTACCTACTGCAATTACTTCACCTTGAGAAGGTTTTTCAGCAGCAGAACCTGGAAGTAAAATACCACCAGCAGTTTTGGTTTCTTCTTCTACGCGACGAATAACAACACGATCATGTAATGGACGAATGTTGCTCATAGTTAACTCCATCAGACTTAGTCTTTTTGATTAATTCGTATCGCCAATTCATGGCAATACATAAAATTTTGATATGCCACTTTTGTGGGGTTAAAAAAAATAGCTTCAAGGGGTGAATAAAAAAAAACTCGACTTTTTTAGTATTTTTTCTTCAAACTGATTTTGATTGAACAAATTGTCTACAACCAAGAAAAAGAGCTGTCATTGACAGCTCTTGGATTTTCATAAAAAGATGTTTAAAAAATAATTTGATGGTTGCCCAATAATTCACTCAATGTTGTGTTGACATTGTTGAGTAACACTAACTGAACACCGCTCTCAGCAGAGGCTTCACCATCTCGATCTATACTCACGATGGTATTCTCGCCCTCTTGCTTGACATGAATGAATTTTTCCAGAGATGCAACTGAGCCATCTCCAGCATAATCCGTCAATAATTGACTGAGATCAATCTTATCTGCTTGCAAATCTGTCCAGACATTACCGACATGAAAATCTTGCCAGCGATCAACAAGTCCATCACTATAATTCAATATGTTATAAATCACAGTATCCGAACCAGCACCTCCAATATAGGTATCGTGACCACCACGACCATCCAAAATATTGTTCCCAGCATTTCCGGTAAGGACATTATTCAATCCATTACCTGTGGCATTGATATTTGCACTACCAACTAGCTCAAGATCTTCAATATAACGCCCACTTTCTAAATGTCTTTCTATACTTTCTGGGTCATTTACCCAGTCATAATTCCCCATCAGGCTATAACTTACAGAACTCAAAACTTTATCATGCCCACCAAAGTCTATATCTCTGTAACCAGATTCGATTAGTTGATTTTCCCAATAACCACTTTCAACCCACGAATATTCCTCATGCCTTTCAATCCAAACATTTTCATAATGACCTTCAAGCCACTGATCTTCGTAAGAATCACCAACCCAAATTTGTTCAGAATACAGATTGCTAACCCATTCTTGCTCAATCTCAGGTCCATTAAGGGCATAACCGTCCTGCCATAATCCTAATTCGGAGTCAAAATACTGATTTACATAAGCATCATATGAACCATCATCAGTATAGTAACGCTTCCCGTCCTGATCACTATAGTAATCACGGTAGCGCCATTCCCCATTGTCAAACCAAATTTCCTCATAATGGCCTTCTATTAAAACTGGTTCATAATGGCCTTCTATCCATTGCTTTTCATAATATCCATCAAACCACTGAGATACATAATGGCTATCATCTACCCACACTTCTTTATAATTTTCATAATGCTCAATACGATATTCTTGGATAAAATCAGAACCATGATCTACTTGATAAATATTATCGGTCTGATCTCCTCTAAATTGATCTACCTTAATCTGGGGAATCTCTGTTGGTTTAATTATTACCGTAGCACTTTGGTTTCCCGCACTATCAATTACAGTCACAGCCAATGAGGTTGCTTTATTATTCATATAGACTTCAAATATTCCCTCCTTTTTCACAATAACTGTATTGGTATAAGACGGCTGACCATCAAAATTATAAGTTATTTCAACTAAGGCCTTAGGTTCTGCATGACCGATGAGATAACCAGATTGATTGACTGCAAATTGCGTTGCCGCAGCTGGTGCGACAGTATCGACTGGCGTAATAACTTCGGTATAGTTACTTTGATAGCCATTTTGTTCTACAACAACCCGTAGTACCTCACCCGTCGCTTGAGAACGATTTAATTCAATATTAAAATGTCCCCATTTATCGACAACGATATCACCAACAAGAAAACCTTGAGCATTTACAACTTTTAAGTAGCTATCGGGTACAGCATCTCCTGATATAAAGAAACCATTGTCAGACATAACGATATTTTCAGCTGGGCTGGGCGCATTACTATCGGCATTAAAAATAATGTGAACTGGCGTGCTGACATTTTTTGCTAAATCCGTTGCTGTAATAAATAACTGCTCACCGCGTAAAACTGGTGGATAAATACTTAAATTGAAATGCCCCGTTTCATCTGTGTTGAACTCTGCACGAACATCACCATCAGCATCAATGACTTTGATTGTAGCTTTTGGTTCAGATTGTCCACTAATTCCATCACCATTTTCAGTAATAACCACCTCACTGAGCAGTGGCTCAATATTATCCAAAGGTGCAATAACTTCAGTGATTGGGCCATATAGATTGTTCGTTGGGTCTAAGGCACGGACATATAATGTCTGTCCTTGTAAATAGTAGCTATTAAGCTGTACATTAAACGTACCATCTTCATTAACAACTAAATTCCACCAATTACTATCCACGCGCTCGCCAACAGCATTACTCACAATAATTTGCTGGCCAGCAACTGCCTGACCAGATAAATTATGTCCTTCTATATCAAGCAATAAATCTGTCACAGCTTGCGGGGTATTGAGTAATACAGGCAAAACTTTTTGTACAACATCACTGCGATTTCCTGCAGGATCTCTCACCACAAAACTTAAGGTTTGTGTTTGATATTGACTATAGTTGATCCAGTGAGAAAAAGAGCCATTGTAGGCCACAGTCGTTGTGATCAAATTTCCATATTGATCAATAATATCAACTCTTGCATTTGATTCAGCCAGACCAGAAATCCATCCTGCTTCATTTATAGTGATATTTTCAGCAGCGAGAGGTGCAACTTCATCCAATGGCGCAACAATCGTTACTTTTTCACTCACATTGCCTGCACGATCAGTGACTGTGACCGTTAACGTCTGCGCGTTTAAATAAAATTGATTCAAATAAACAGTAAATGTGCCATCAGTATATGCCGTACTGCTCCATCTACTGACTAGATTATTATTCTCATCATAAACTTGAATGATGCTATTAGGTTCAGCGATACCCGTTAAAATAGAGCTATCGCTGCCCTCCGTTAATTTAAGATTCTTAGCCGCATCTGGTGGAGTTGAGTCTTTTATGGCTTCAAGTGAAAGGGCTTCACTTTGATTTCCAGCTCGATCAAAAACAATAAAACTTAATTGTTGTCCTTTTAAATAGACATTATCAAACCAACCTGAAACCTTACCATCACTCCCCGCAGAACCGCGTCCAACTTCATTGTGGTTTGCATCATAAATTTTAATTGTACTATTGGCTTCTGCTATTGCTGTAAAACGACGTCCATCTTGATCAAACTTAACTGATTGAATGGGGTTAGGATTAATATCATCTATAGGCGCAACAATGCTGGTTTTTTCACTGACATTTCCTGCACGGTCAATCACAGTTACAGTTAATATTTGGCCTTTTAAATAATATTGATTTAGATAGACAGCAAATGTTCCATCCGCATTAACCGTATTATTCCATGAATAAACTAACTGACTATTTTCATCATAGATCAAGATCGTGGCATTTGCTTCTGCCATACCCGTTAGAATCGATCCATTATGACTTTCAGCCAGAAGAAGATTTGTCGCTGCCTCTGGTGGTGTATTATCATTTAGTGCATAAGCAGTAACGGCTTCACTCTGGTTGTCTGCCCGATCAAAAACAATAAAACTTAATTGTTGCCCCTTTAAATAAACATAATTTAATTGACCTGAAACTTTACCTTCACTATCGGCATAACCACGCCCAATTTCGTTATGATTTACATCATAGATTCTAACTATGCTATTGGCTTCTGCTATTGCAGTAAAACGACGACCGTCCTCATTGAACTCAATCGATTGAATGGGTTCAGGCTTAATGTTATCTAAAGGTGCAACAATGGCTACCTTTTCACTCACATTTCCCGCGCGGTCAGTTACTGTTACCGTTAAAGTCTGCTCTTTTAAATAATATTGACTAAAATCTATAGCAAATGTGCCATCAGAATTAACTGTCGTGTCCCATGGATAAACCAAACTATTATTTTGATCATACACTTGGATTGTGGCATCAGGTTCTGCGGTGCCTGTTAAGATTGAACCAGATCCTCCCTCTACAAGCTTAAGCTTGGTCGCAACTTCTGGAGCTACTGTATCCACGACAACTTTTTCAATTGCAGTTTCTACAATATTCCCCGCAATGTCTGTTCCAACAACCTTAAATAAATAAGTACCATCAGCTAAATTAACTTGTTTAACAGTCGTTTCTGCCCAGGTTTTCCCACCATCTTTAGAAACTTCATAGCGATTATTAAGCGTGGCTTCTTTATTAATTACAATTGGATTTAATGCCTGTAAATCAAAGCTATTATCTTGGGTAATTCGATCAAAAGGTGAACTCCCAGTGTCATTTAAATTAACTATTTTTAAAGTACCTGCAGCTGGTGCGATCGTATCTATCGTCACGATAGGAGACAATACTTCACTGCTATTCCCCGCTTGATCCGTCACAATGGCTTTAAATTGATAAACTCCATCTGACAAATCTTTTTGTGCGACAACGGTCTCAGTCCACTCACCGCCATTTTTAGACATTTGGTAGGTAACTACTGTTCCCTGTTCCTGTCCGTTAAGATTCAAATTAAAGGTCTGATCGTTGGTGATGTAATCCGTCGCTGAAACACCTGTATCGGTAAAATCTATAAATGAT